ATCAGCAGCTCTATGCTTTCTGACAATTTCACATACTCTTTTAGCATTATCTTTTTGCCATTGAGTATGGTGTTTAGGATTTAGTGTGGTTCTGAATTTGTGATTATCCACTTTGTTACATTCCTTACATTTTGGTTGAAGGGAATCCTTGCTCTTTTTACATTTAGAGAAGTCTGTGGTAGGTTTGGTAATGCTACATGCGTAGCAGTGTTTAGTTTGTGTCATTGTTTGCTTTTACTATAAATATCACTTTCCCAGAAAAAAGATAAATAATTCCTTAAATATACTAAATAATTTTTAGATTTACAAGTATCTGTAAATAAAAAGAGCCAGGGAACAATGACGAACCTGGCTCTTTAGCATATATCTAAAAGTAGATGAGCACTGAATATAAAATAGCATAAACAATTCAGTATTGATTAAGCTCATCTGTATTATATAACAACATAGATTGATTTTGTAATTGGTTTATGAATTAAAATAACGATACCATTCAGCTTTATTTTTGGATAATTCATGTCCAAACTTTGCATCTTCTGATAACTTAAAGTTAGGGTCTACAATTATTTCATCTACTACCTTTTTTGTTTTTACATTACTTTCAGTAATTTCTGTCATTACTTCCGCAAGGAAATCTTCTCTTTCTAGTCTGTTAAGCATATATTCCGTTTTTATATTGTTGTAATTTACTCTTAAAATTATTTTGTGCTGATGTATCATTAGGTAAATACATTTCTATTAAATTATCAAATCCACCATAGTCTTCATCTACTTCTCTCATTACTGATTGAAACTTAAATCTATTATTTACTGCAATAAACTTATCAATAACTCTTTCTAACATAGGTCTAGTTATTTCATAATCTGATTGAATACCCATACAATCAATATCAGTATTTTCAATTTCAGGTAAAGGTTCAGAACTATATACAGCAAGTAGTTTATTCTTATCTGTAAACTCTTTACTCTCTACTCTAAACTCTCTACTCTTTACTCTCTTCTCTGGTATAGGTTGGTATAATTTCGTATTCGGTTCGTATACGGGTGGTATACCATTCGTATTAGATTGTTTATCTTTCTCCCATCTCTTTTTAACATTTTCAGTATTTCTTTTACTTGTTTGTTCATAAGATTCTTGCCTAAAATCCAATTGTTCTACAATAGTTTCGTGTGTAAGAAAGTTATCATCAGTAATTAAAAAACACATATCAATTACATCTTTAACTATTTCAACATCATCACCACAATTGTATGATATTACATCTATATCATATTCTAATAATCCAGCACTTTCGTAAATCATTTCACATAATTGCCAGAATACACCAATAGGTGCTGATGATTTCCATTTCATCTTTAATCTAATTAGTTTCTTATCTTCCCTACTACGGAAATCATGTTTGAACCAATTTTCTTTTTCTAAAAACTTATATTGTTTTTTCATATTAAATAAAAAAACCCATTGAAACTGAATCTCGTACATTCTGTCTCTTTGGGTTTTAAGTTGGAATCTCTTCCGTTATCTTAAATATAGAGTACGAGTCTATATGTTTTTTCTAATTGATGTATCGAATATACTATAAGTTTTTCAAATTACCAAGTCCTTCAGTAATTATTTTTCTCATAGCACATTCTCTACACTATTAAATATACCAAATAAAAAAAAACGAAAAGAAAAGCAGTTATTTAGAATGATTACAAATTAGATAAAACTAAAATATATTTTAGAAAACATTAGGAATTGTGCCGAATTCTTCGTATGTTTGTATTGTTGGGTGAGGGAATGAATGGTTCAAACCCCTCCAACGATAACTCTAAAACAAAAAAACAATGAAAAAGGTACAAAACAACAAATCAGTAATCGTTCTTTCAACAGAAGATTTCAAATCAATGGGTAAATGGGGTAAAGGTTGGGAAACCTCTTATAACAATGGTAATGAATTAGTAGAAGGTTTTTGTATGGGAACTATGTATTACCACAGTGAATGGGATTTCGGTTTTCAAATTGTGGAAACAAATAAAGGTAATTACAAAGTTAGTTTCTCTTCATCATGGGTGTATAATATATTAGTTGGAGAGTTTCCAATTAGTGAGTGCATCAAAGAAGGTTTTACAGATGAGGAAACTAATAAAGAGTTTTTAAGATGGTTAAGGAATGGTATCGAAAAAACTTACAATGATTATTGGTTACCAATTTACGAATCATCAAAACAATATATTTAATAAAAGGGGAGGGAAACCTCCCTACCTTAAACCCTAAAACAAAACAGTTATGAAAAAGCAAGTAGAAGAGTTACGATTACAACGAAGTCTCGCATCGTATTTATACGCAATAGAGTATATGTTGTGTGATGAGTTAGAACGTGCACGCCACAACCTACAAATCACAAAACAATCAGGCAGTAAAGAAGATATAGCTAATTATAAATTACAAATTAAATGTATCAATTACAAACTGAAGTGGTTAGATAACCAAAAATTAGAGATTTGTCCTTCTCACTATGTTACTAACTCCTAAAACAATGAACGATACTCAAAGACAAATTATCAGGCAATCATCTCTTAAATCCGCAGTAGAGTGGGTTAATGGACAGGATAGGAAGTATACCTTATCAGAACTGATTGGTATTACTATGGGTTTTGAATCATATTGTATTGATGGTTCATTTGAACTTATCAATAGAATTGATAAGAAATTACGAAAAGAAACCGAAAAATAATTACGAAAGTGCTTGGATATGAAGCCAGAATTTCGTATGTTTGTAAGGTAATGAGAGTTCAACCCCTAACCCCCCTAATTATGAATACCATAACCACTTCAGATTTCCTATCAAGAAAGAGACAAATCATCCTAGATGAGATTGCATCACAAAAAGAGATGTTATCCTATTGGGGACACATTGCTGAAACCGCGAAGAACATCCAATCGAGGATTTCCGATTTAGAAAAATCACTTCAAGAATTAAATAAATAACCCTTAAAACTTAAACAAAAACAATTATGTACACATTAGAAACCTTTGAAAAACAAAAAGAAAAAAGAATTAAAGAGATTACTGAACAAATTTCTTCTTACGAAGAATGGTTAACAGAAATGGCAAAACGTATAGAAGAAATCAAAAAAGAAATGGAAGCAACCAAACTAGTTATCCGTTGGCATAAAGAAGATTTAGAAAAATTAAATTCATTAGAGTTCCAAAATCAATAAACACTTAAACAAATAAAAAAATGGAAAGTTACATCGAACAATTAGAAATGAGATTGATTGATTTGAAAGAAGAGTATTCACAATCAACAGAGTATGATGAAAATATGAGATTGGATATAGAAGAGTTGGAAGAGGAGATATTCCAATACTACGAAAATAATTAATTAAACCCTAAAACAAAAAAAGTTATGAACACATTAACACAAACTGAATTAGAATTTGTAAAAGGTATTTTATTGAATACGTTATCATCGTATGAGAACTCATTACGATACGATGAATCTTATGTTGAAAATGAATTTAGGAGAAATAAAGCAAAAAAAACTCAATTGATAGAAGATACAATACCTTCTAAAAAACGAACAATTGCTGAACTAAATTCTATTTTATATAAACTATAACCCCTAAAACACAAATCGTTATGAAACTTACAGAGAAATTGCTAAACGAAGTATTCTCACAAACCAAAGAGAAAGTAGCAGGAACATCGCATTGGGGAAGAATGGTAGATGCATTAGAATCTATCGGATTTCATATTACTGAAAGTAGATACAGAAAATTAAATTCATTTCTAAAACAAATGAATAGAGGTGTAGATTTATCCTAAATAATTAAATAACTTATTAATTTGCGTTTTCATAACTAAAAAAGGTAGCTGTTTTACGGCTACCCTTTTTCTATCTTCCCTGACCGACATACTTCTTTGGTTTCTCTTCATACTTTGAGTATGATTTTTTAGCTACTCCGGTCTTCTTTTTACCGAATGATATTTTAGCACTTCCTTTAGAGTCCTTTGTTTTTGCCATTTTCCATTAAGTATTTAACCTCTGTTTCTAATCTAGCAACTTGAGCAGTAAGTGATACAATAAGTTCTCGCATCTCGTTCTTTTCATCAGAACTCTTTTCTAATAGGATTTCCAATTTAGTGATACGAGATTGACAATCCTGACGAATGAATCTATCATCTGCATCTTTTTTAGCTGCTCTTTTCTCATAATATCTCCATGCACCTGTACCAGTTAATACGGTTAGAGCAGTGATGATTACAGAGTATATATTTGAATCCATATTATTCTTTTATAGGAACACAATTTGGCACTTCAACCCCATCCAATATCTTTGTTCCAATGGCTTCATATCCATCCCAACATGCATCTTCTAATCCATTTTCAAATTCATAATCACCATTAGGTAGAATCTGACCTAAATTGATTCCTCTGAAATCTGTATCATACGCTACTTTAGCCATTACTTTAGATGTAGTATCTTTAATCTTACTCATCTTATCTTTTCTCCAATAGGAGTAACAAATAGCTGCTGCCTGTGTTTGTTCTATACCTGATGATACTTCTTCACCTATACAACGAGATATGAACTCTTCTTCTTTTTCTCCTGGTCTTATATTGATTGGCATAATTTTAATTTATGTTATATGTAATTCCGTTTAATTCTAACTTTGTTATGTTATCATATACAAAGGTTCTGTAATCTCCTTTATTCATATCATACATAATCATATATCCTCTTGCATTATAGTTGTATCCAACACCAGGACTTCTACTAGGTCCGTTGAATGTAAATACTTCTCTGCCTGAATATGTATCACCTTCTAATGTCGAACCCCATATTCTAAATGGTACGTTCTTATTAGCCAATGTCAAACTTCTCAATCTTCTTACAGAAATGATTTGGGGTTTAGCAAAGAAATCTCTAATCTTACTATGTACTGAATTACTATTCATATAATCCTAATTTTTCGTCACTTTTCATCATTTCTGTTAAGATTTCTCTTTGTTTCTTTTTGATTGTAGCTGGTTCTCCAGCGTATGACGGTGCTACTATTAAGGGATTATTTAATTCTTCTCTGTGATAAAGATACTTACTATCTTCAGTATGTACTTCACCCGTCATCAATCTACCATCAGGTCCTTTATGTGTAGGTCCTTCCCATAGTTTTCCATCTTCTGTGTAGTGAGGTACTCCTTCTTTTGCTTCTGTAAGTAATCCTAATTCTCTTAACTTACTCTTTGCCCAACGACCTCCTGCTAATCCACCCCATGCATCCATCATAAGTTTTCCACACCCATCTGAATATGATTTAGATACTTCCAAATCCTTTTCGTGTCTACTAACAAATGAGTACATGCGCTTTATCGTATCTACTGAAATCGGTTCACCTTTAGCGAGCTGGTTTGCTCTTTGTTTGCCAACGGGTGTTCCGCAACTACCCCATCCGTTTTTATCAGCCCATTCTAATGCTCTTTTGGCATTATTCTTAACTCCATCTGGATAATCAGAGTAAGATTCCATATCTACTCTTTCTTTTGATTTGAACCTATTATCCTTGCGTATGAGAGCTTTAATCTGTCCAAGTAGTATCTTTACCTCATTTTCGTTTAAGTCCTCTATATCCTTCTCTAAATCGATTTTAGAAGCCTTCATTAAAGCATGAGTAAAAAGACCTTCAATAGAGAATCCTTGTACCTTACCTGTTTTAACATAATCGTTCCAAATCTTATCATCAGTAATCTTAAACATACCTACCCAACTTCCTTCAGGTAGATTCAAACCATAGTTATTTGATTTATCTAACTTACCATCCTTAACCCAACTCTCTACTAAATGAACTCCCTTAACACTTTTAGCGTGTTCGATAGTTGCTTTATCAGTATATTTTTTCATTAAGTAGTTTTGAGCTAATTTCTTAACGGTATCCTTTGTAAAAAATACGTGGTATGGTTGTCCCTCACCATCTACTCTTAATATCTTTTTATCAGGTATTAAGATAGGGCCTAACAACATTCTTTGTTCTGTATCTACTTTAGCAAACTGAACTACTTCTTTATCAAAATAAATGAAGTCTGATTCTATCGCTGGTGATTCTACTAAACTAATAGCAAAAACTTCATCGGTATCATCTTCAATTCGTAATTCGTATAATAAATCTTTCATATTATATTAACAATTATAAATTTAAAAATTATCATCCACCTGTAAATGTAGCAGCTCTACTAGTCCTTCTATCTAATGCTTGTGCTGATGATACATCACCACTAACCACATAAGCACGAACTGGTTTTTGAGCTGCACCTAAAGTTTCAGCTATTTGTGATGATGGATTCATTCCACCACCTGTATTGATTTGTGGTGCAGATATTCCTGCTACTCTTGGTGCAGAGATTTGAGCACCTCCACCACCTCCAGCACCACCACTACCTCCACTAGCTCCTGGTTGTGCATTTATTTGTTGTATGGATTTAGCAGCTGCAGCTATTGTAGATGCAATACTTAATCCTGCTGATACAGTATTTATAGCAACAAACGGCATTCCCGCAGTTAAAGGAGTTGCTGCTACTGCTTTAGCATTTGCTATTGCAGTACTTGCAATGATTTGTCCGATTGCAGCTGCCTGTTGGATTACAACACCACTAATTGCAAGTGCTTTATTCTTACCTGCTATTTGTCCTAATACACTACCGAATTGTTCAAACAAACCAAGATATGCCATATTGATATCCTGTTTAGCCATCATTGCAGCCTTTTCAGTTGCAATCTCTTCATCGGTTATACCTTTTCTTGCATCAGCATACCTCTTACGGATTTCAGTTTTTTGAAATTCAGTAAGTTCTGTATTTTGTAAATCAATTGCTTCTTGCTCTGCAAGTATAGTTCTTTGTTCTGCTAATCGTTCTAAATCTTGCTGAAAATCTAAATCAGATAATTGGTTCTTTCTATCTAACTCTTCTAAACGAGTTTGTAAACCTAGTAATAGAATACCTCTTTCATCTTGTTGAGCTTTAAGTAGGAGTTCTTTATCTTTAGCATCCTTTTCTTTCTTTTTATCTAACTCAATTTGATTATACTTGTCATTAACATCCCTTAATTCTTTTTGTTGAAGTTCTGCTAAAACCTTTGTATCTGCACCATGTTTAGTTGCAAGTTGGATTTGTTGAGCAAACTTTTCTTCAATCAAAAAGATTTCTTTAGCCTTTTCACTCATCAATCCAACAAACGCATCTTTTGCATTCTTTTGAACTTCCTCAAGTTCCTTCTTTAGTATTTGAGAAGTTGTATCAATACGTTTTTGCCCACTTTGTTTTTGTGCCTCTAATTGTGCAGCCCTAAAGTTATTCTCTTCAACCTTAATTTCAGTTTGAAGATTCTTTATACTTTGTAAAGTTTTTCTACCCTCTTCACTATCCGTATCAGATAATTCTTTATAGTGTCTTTCTAATGCTCTTAAACTTAAATTTCTAGCCTGTTGGTCTAATGCAAATAATTCTTTTTGTGAAGCACCTCTTAATTTTGCTTCTGATTTTAATAAATCCATACTTCTCTTTAACGCTGCTTGTTCCACCGTTAAAGCTTCCACACTCATCTTTTCTCTTTGTTCGTTAAAGTTCTTTTGAGCAGCTGCTGCGTTTTCTGCGGCATCTACATACTGCATAAAGATAGCCGTTAACGTACCTAATGCAACCACAATGGCACCGATACCAGTTGTAACTAATGCCGCTGCAAATGCTTTAGCACCTACTGCTGCAGCTCCTTCTGCAACACCAACTGCAACAAATGATTTAGCTAGGAATGCATTAAGGACAGTATATACTTTTGTAATACCTGTAAGTTCACCAAATCCTGTTATAACATCACCTATATCAGTACCTAATTCAACAAAAGATGCCTGTATATTTGATAATTTGAGATTTGAAAATTGTTTTAGAGTTTGAAGTGTTCCGGCAGCTTGCCCACCAATAGCACCAATAGGACCTGGTAATGTACCTAATACATCTGCAAAGTTACCCGCACCTGCTCTTGCACCTGCTAATGAATCCTGTACATCATCAATCTGTCTTTGTAAAACAGCAAACTCTTGCGAACCTGCAGCAGTTTCTTTTAATTGTTTTTTAAGAGCACGAAGAGCTGCTAATGATGGTTCTACATCAGTTTCTACATCAACTTTTACTTTTACCGTCTTATCAGCCATTTATCTTTTATTTTATTCCAAACAATTTTCCAAGTTATCGGTTCTCTTTCTCTTTTAGAATGTCTTTTAATTTTATTAAAACTATCTTTCCAACCGATTGGCATTTGATACTTTCCTTTTGCTATATCTACTCTTTCAGATACACCGTAGTAATCTGAAGAGTTTAATAATTCTATTAGTGCTTTTATCATATTAGAATAACAATTATATATGTTTTAATTATTGATAGGTATTATCTAATGCGTCAGCTATAATAGGACCTAATAATTGTAAAGAGCAAGTACCATCTTTTAGTGAGTAATCATTTATAGCACGAAGGTGATAATAGTTACCTCTAAAATTTACTATATCATTCAATTCCATTTTAACATAATCTGCTAAAGGAATGATTGCTGAACAATTCAACAAACGCGTTCTTGGATTATATAGTAAGGAAATATAATCTTCCCAGTATTCAGTATATAGTGAAGCAGTTGGTGCTAAACCATACGATGGTGCTTCGTTATTAAAAAGAAGAGTTCTACTACCTTCAGATGGAAACGAACCTGTTACCACATTGTAATTATCAAAATATGGAAATGCAGTTTGTTCTTTTGCAATACCATATTGATTTATCGAACCACTTTCAATATAGTATTGTTCACAATCAATCATTCCATTGTAAAAAAACAAACGAGGTAATACACGACTAGGACTATACTCCTGGTCTGAAATATAGGTTGGAATGTATATAGGAATTATTTGTGACATAATATATTATTTTAAGAAGAGCAACTGGTTATATAAGTAAATGGTTGACCAGTTATTGTACCAATCTTAATACACCCTGCACCATAGTATGTATTACCATAATTTAAGAAATAAGAACCATACGAACCATCACAATTAGTCCAATATGCATCTCCACTATAAGTAGCAGGTCCAATTGAGTAAATTGCGCAAGTTGGTGTTGGTGGGTTTAAACCTCCAACGGAACCTGATAGACCAGTTCCTGCAATCCTAGTTAAAGGAGTTGATGCAAATGTTGTTTTAACATCAAACCTACCTTGTGAGAAGAAGTTTGTAGTATCAGTATAATAAATCTTACCATATTCTCTATTTGCTGCTTTTGAGAATTGTTGTGAAAGGTAATCCTGGTCTAATGTATCTCCGAAATTCAACTGATTTACTGCAAGGTTATTCGCAGGTATAACTTCAATCTTCTCATCTAAATTGATGTATTTATTGAAATCCCATCTTTGTCCTTTATTATACCAATTGTTAAATGATTCTATAATGAATTCATTTGCTTTAGTTTTATTTGGATAAATTACTAAATTGAATTTCTTTTGTAATCCTATTATAAAATCTATTTGCTTTATACCACTAGTTCCAAACGGCATATTAGATGGTATATCCATTACCAATCCATCAGCTGCCTGATTTACTTGTGTAACTTCTAAATAAGATTTTGTTGTTCCACCAGGGTCCATAGTCACCGTAGGCAAAGTACCTGTTGGTGAATTTGGAGATTGCATTATTTGGAAATAATAACTACCTGATGGAATATCATACAACTTAAATTGTGTTTGTAATTCGTATGTAGTATTGATACCACCACTTCTACTATTTTGTAATTGGTCAAAGAAAAGATTATAAGATTGTATTGCAGTTAAACCATACGCAGTTGCAGTAGATGTATTATACATTCTTATTTGCCACCTACCATTATTTGAAAATGTGCCTGGTATATTATTGACAGAACAACTTACATTTATATTAAGATTTAGAACACCTTCTATATTTGTTATTCTATCTACAGTATAGGCATTATTATTATAAAACCCTTGTGGGTCTGATAATACGTTAATCCACGGCAGTGTAGTAAAACTACCAGAAACTAATACAACATCTGTCATATTACTACCTGAAATAGCACCTACTTTTATCTTACCGTATGTTTCTAAATCAACAGATGAAAATTCAGGATATTTTAAAGAGTTATTACAAATCATATACACATCATCAAACCAACTTTGGTTTAAGAAAGATGAAGTGTATGTATATCCTGCTTCTTCAAAGATTGCATCTAATACTACTTTAGCTCTGATTGCAGGTTTGAAGTTTTGTACGGTTAGAGCACCATCTATATCATTTATTCCAAATGTTTGTAAACTACCTTGTGCAAATTGATACCCTTTACCATAATCTGCAAGAGGGTATACTATATCACCATTAAAAAGATTACCTCCCCAACTTGCTGATATATTATCATAAGATGCAGTATGGTTATATTGTGTAAGAGAAGTTAAATCAGTTAGATATTCTCTGTTTATATCTCTACCAAATGATGATAGAGTACCATATATTGTAACTTCGTATGATTCAATGAATTTATTTGCAATAAGATTTACTTTATTTAATTGCAAATAACCATTAGAAAGATAGATTGAATCAAAATCAAAGTATGCAGGAACCTTTATATTTGTGTTAAATAAGAAAGGTGATTCTACACTAATATCGTAAACATGCTCAAAAAAGGCATTATTTACCTTTGTACCAGGCAGAGTAATCTGTCTAGTAAAATCAGAAGGTAGAACTCCAATATCAAATAGACCTGTTACATTATTTGATAATAAAATATCTTCATCATCAAATGTATCTAATTGTGTATCGTTTGCTACTAATCGGAAAGTAAATGCTTGCGTACTGATTATTGACATTATTTATATTTTACAATTTTTAATATGTGATACGAATCTATTTCCTCTTCCTTTTCTATTGCAATTTGGACAAATGTATTCCTTTTGTGATTGTAACTTACCTGCTATCTTTCCACCAATTTTTCCTCCCATACTACATACTGACTTTAATTGTCCTGATTCAACTGCAGATTTTCCACCTTTTAAAGCTCCTTTTAACCTACCTTCTTTCTCACTCAATGGTAATCCATAAAATGTTTTCAATTCACTTTCTAATTCTAGAGCATCTTTTCTATTATCAAACTCGTGTACTATATTCATCATTATATCTTGTCTTCCATAAAAATAACCATTTCTCTGTGTATCCTTTGGTTTTATTTTAGTATGTTCGTACATTCGTCTTTTGTATCTAGTAGTTTCTCCTACCCATTCAACCGTTCCCATTAAATTTACTAATTCGTATACACACCACTTTTTCATAACTTTTTTATTTTAATATACGAAAAATAATTCACATTTTCAAATCATCACATGATGAGCTTGTAAGGCTGACCTAATTGGAAATCAAATTGATATTGAATTAATTTATCCACTACAGATGTCTTAAATAATATATTTTGAGTTACAATAGTTAATGGTTTAAGCACTCCACTCACTTCATCAGTAATCCAATATATTTCATCAGATACTAATAGTTGTTTTATAATATCATTATAATCTTCAGGTAACCAATATGTATTTACACTTAACATCTGTTTAGAATCTACAATATATGCTTGTGTTGCTGTATCGTAATTATTATATCCAAATGTGGAACTTTCCCATGAGCCTAATTGAGGTTGATAAGTTTTTCTTTCAGTTCCAAATGATTGTCTACTAACCATATTAAAGTTAATCCAATCGAATTGTCCAAAACGATTCTTAAATTTAACTCTTACATTAGGATATTTTTGATTACATACTATATCGTATTTTATCGAAGTACCTAATGCAGTTGAACCTGAATATGCTTGTACGGTATAGTATTCTAATCCAGTAGTAGATAATGGGAATCCACTTTCTGCAGGTCCAATTGGATAACGATAAATCTGACCCGAAGAAGATGTAGAAGAACTTACAAAATAGTCCCCATTTCCTACGTTCGATGTATACACTATTTTCGTGGGTTCTAAACCACCCGCAGTTCCGGTGTATACACCACTATACCCTTCGTTAGTTATCAACGCAGATTGAGTGACAGGCCCACTAGTCATCAACGGCCAATGTACGGAAGCAGATGTGATATTCTGTCCAATTGGTTCTTGGAATACACCATACCCATCCAATGCTTTGTATGTATCAGATTTTAAGTGAGATGATGTAACATAAGTACTACCACTTAAATACTGATAATAGAAATCAACTGCGTAATATGTTACCGATGAACTATTTGCCTGTGCTAAATCAGTTAGTGTAGAGTTAATAATTCTATTCAAATCAAATATACCTACAGTTGCAGTGTTCGGAAACTTTACAATTGTATAATCTGAAAAGGATGATGAGTTAGTTAAACTACCAGTCCAATAATATAATTCACCTACATATTGAAATGAGGATGATGTATATACAGGTGTATTCTCCGAAAGAGTAAATATAATCGGAGATTGTGCCAAAGATACTAATGCAGGTGTTTGTGTAATACTTAAACTCATAATTGTGTTTATCTTTATTTAAATAACCAACACAATCAAAAAAGTATTGGATACTATAATCTACTAAACTCGTTATCTATTGTATTAGATATATCTTTTGCAATTTCATCAGTTATTTCAGAAACTAAATCATCTATCATTTTCTGAACTATTGGGTCATTCACTGCCTGTTGAGCAAAGTTTATAGCTTTAGGTACGTTAGGGGTTTTACCCTTTCTAACGGTTTCTGATACATTAGGGTCATTCCAATACCTACCGTACTCTGCGCCAGGAGGTGATACATCTAATTCAAATTCAAAAGAACGTGAACCACCAATTTTGGATTGTTTAATCATACCTGATGGACGATTGTAATCTGCTAACTTTCGTTTTAGATTACCCGTCTTTTTAGGTGCTTTAAGAACTGCTAAATCCCTAATCCTATTTGCTATCTGTGCTAATGTTTTTGCCATTTTATATAGCTTCTCTACTTACAATATAATATCCTGGTGCGTTATCATCACTTCCTTGCCATATAGGACCGTATCCTTCAATACTACCAGTTGTACCTGCACAAAAATTAAAGGTAACTCTTGTATAATGAGCAGAATTTGTTATAGAACCTGTAGGATTTGTCAGTACTGCCAACCTTAATGGTATAGCTGATGATGGCCAAGGGGCATCCTGACATAATCTAGAACCAATGGTATATCTCCATTTTTGTGTACAATCATAACAATAATTTAGTTGTGCACCGCTTGAAGATGTTATAAAATAGTTAGTAGTTTGGCTTGAATTAGCTGAACCCCAATATGCTAATTGTGTACTTGCTCCAGGACCAGTTGCAGGTGGTTGAATACCATTAGTACTAAAAGATGCACCATTTGCTAATTGTATATCAGTACTATATGAACCAGAACCTTGAAAGTTCTCACCAACTACATCATTTGTAAATTGATTTATAGTTACAGTAATTCTTCCTCTTGTGCCTGTATTTAAATTAGTTATTCCAAAATTACCCATTTTATAGGCATTAGTTCCAGAAGGACATCCATTGGGAGAAGTACTAAAGAGAGATGGTATATACATTATTAAATAAATTGATTTGCTCTACTATAATATAAACTTGCGGTATCAAATGATAAGAATGTTAATATATCAGTTGCATTTGCAGCAGGTGTAGCACTATATTGAAATCCTGTTGGGAAATCTACATTTGTTGGAAACTGAACTGTTCCTCCTCCACCACTAGCTTGCGTTACCCTCAATGTTGTAGTTTGTCCTGGTTGTATATTAGTAGGTTCAATTCTACAAGCTTGTGATGTATTTAATGTTATTGTAAAAAAGTTACCTAAACTTAAATCCATACTTGCAGTATTTGATGATATACTTAAATTTGAAACTCGTCCTCTTACACTTCCTGTGAATACAGAATTACCAATAACTTCCAATTCAATTGCAGCAGATGATGAAAGTATTAAACTTCCTGTTATTGTTTGGTTGCCATTAAATGAATTACTACCAGTGGTTGCATAACTTCCTGTAAAAGATGATAATACATTTATTCTATTATTAGTTAATGCATTTGAAGATGAAACTGATTGAGATAAAGAAGTTATATTATTATTTGTTGTTACAAAATCAGCTGCTACTGATGCAGAATTAGCATAAGATGAAGTTGCTGCTTCTAATGAATTTAATCTACTATTCGTAGATTGAGTAAATGTATTTAAACTTGCAGTAGTTTGATATATTGATGATAAAGCAGAATTAACAGATGCAGTATACGCATTAAATGATGCCGTACTTACTAAACCTTGAGAGCCAGTAAATGCTTCCAATGCATCTAAACGTGCATCAACTGATGTACTGAAAGGAACATATAAAGAAGCGGTTGCTTCTACTATATCTAATCTAGCATCAACAGATGTACTAAACGGTCCTTCGAGAAAATCTAAACGAGAATCTACAGAAGTACTGAATGGAACATATAATGAAGCAGTTGCCTCCACAACATCTAAACGGGCATCTACTGATGTACTAAAAGGTCCTTCTAAAAAGTCTAATCTACTATCTACAGAAGTACTGAATGGTATATACAAACTAGCAGTTGCTTCAACAACATCCAAACGTGCATCTACAGATTGAGAGAATGGAACAAATAGGGATGCAGTAGCTTCTACTATATCTAGTCTTGCATCTACTGATTGAGAATACAAAGTTACATTACCTATTCCACTAACGGTAGAAGAAGATATATTACCCTTTACTTCCAAGTCACCAGATATACCCATAGAACCCGTCAAAGCTCCACTACCTGAAACGATAACAGAACCGATGAGGGTTTGTGTATCTGAAATATCATCTCCTAATATATTGCTTCCTGATGAGAAAATAATGGATGATGATTCTATTAGTGTTACAACTTTACTTGCGAATAGAGTACCACCAACATTCAAATCATTTTGAATAAAAGCAGAAGATGCAGTAAGTTGATTACTTACTACTAAACTGCCTGTAAATTTAGTCGAACCGCTAACTTCTAAATTACCATTGATTCTAACATCATCATTTACAACAATCTTTCCTTCAATATCAAATGTACCACTAACGATTAACGCGCCATCAATAGTTACATCTCCTGCATTATTCACATAGATGCCTAATCCAGCTCCAACACCATCTTGCAATTCTACTTGTGTAGCTGATGCTGAATTATCATTACCTAAATGTATTAAGGATTTAAAACTTTGTGAAATATATAAGTTACTTAAACTTCCCATTTTATTTTATTTATCTTTTAATCGAATATCCATTTTCTATATGCTACATCAGTTCCTTGTCCCCATTTTTGTGGAGTTGTTCCCCATATTTGAGGATTAGCCCATAAATCACAATACTCACAAGTTCCAAAATCTACATAAGGTAGAGCAAGTATCGGTAAATTTACATAATCATAATCATCTTCACCACTAAATGTATCTACAATAGTATAACAATTGTAATCATAGTAGGTAGTGATGTCTTTATTATAGTTAGGAAAATACTTACTCATAAAGACCTGTCCTATACTACCTGATTCAGTTAATACTGCTTTATATCTTTCACCCGTATCACACTCTTCAATTATATAACCACTACCACTAGGGTTAACTAAAAAAAAAAGGCAACGATTTTTATCGTTGTGAGTAGTTAGTTCAAATGTTGATACCCACCCTGCTAATCCGTTATTAAACCTATCGGAGAAAGGTTGACAATTTATATCACCGTTTACTTCAAACCCTTGCACCCCCCTCTGTGTATACGCAGTTAAATCGTTTAATACTGCAAGTGTATTTGCGTGTATATCTACCATATCATCTACTCCATAGAATGGTACGGTTAGTGAGTTTCTACTACCTGATGATTCGTTATTTAGATTCTTCTGCTTATCAGCTATTGTTAATTGGACTGTAAATGTAGTAGTTGATTTTTCAAATCTACTATCAGTAATTAACACATTACCCAAAGGATATTCAGGATACTGCTTATCATCTATCGAATCAATATCACCATAGGTTACTGATTGAATCGAAGGATGGTTCTTCATTATCGTCTTAAAGTAATTTAGGACATTGTAATAAAGTGAGTAGTTTACACCTGTGTTATGTACTATTTGTTGAGCCATAATATATTATAGTTGTATTCCACCAAAGTATTGATTACTCTGGTCAGGATATATTTGTGTCTGATTTCCAACACTTTGTAAGTATTGAGGTATATTATTACTATAAGCAATTAAATAGTTTTGTAAACGAAGTGCATAGTAATCAGCATTCGTTTGTGCAATTTGTTTAAGATAATCTATCTCTCCTTTTGATGGAGCGATACCTTGCTCACTTTGTTGTTTTACGGCACCATTCGATTTGAACTGAATAGAACTGAAAGGAATATATTCAACACATGCATACCACAATAGTGTATATTTGATATGGTCATTCATTAAGTCCTGATAGTAAACATCCAAAGTACTAAAGGTATTGGTTTCTATTTTAGATTGTAGGAAATCAAAAAGAACAGTACCCAATAAGTTCTTTAAGTACTTATCTTGCGCAGTTCTACAAAATGGTAATAGAGCATCTGCATCTATTGCACCTTGTAGTGGTGTATTCTTTATAATATCGTTTCGTGTTATGAATAATGCGTACATATATTTTTATTTAAATTCTTTTTCGAAAAATGCTGAATTAGTTCCAACTCTTCTGATAAATTCAATTTCATCCTTATCACTACTCATTTCATCAATAATATCATTAAGAGAAACATTTTGATTTGTATCTACTGGTTCATCTTCAACAGTTGCAGGATTCTCCATTGAATCATTTACTTCATCTTCTACTTGCTCAACACTCTTATCAGTTTCTTCAGCAGTTGTTGAAAGAATTACTAATGGAGTTAATTGTTCAAAGTATAATTCAGTATCAGGATACCCACCACACGTTAATGCGTAATCAATTGCGTTCAATAGAATGTTTTGGAATGGCATGATTGTCATCGTTTGCATAATAGAGAATGCAGTTTTCATTTCTTCTGATTGAGAAGAGAATCCATTGTTTTCAGTTCTGATACCAAATAGGAGTGGAGATGTAATTCTATGAGATACAAGGATTCTATCCTGTGCGTATTCAGCTACATACTGAAACTTCTCATGCATATTATCAATACTAATTGCATCAACCGTTGGTTTAGTTAGGGGGTCATCGTTAAATGATAACATAAATCTACCTGCATTATTTGTGCCTGTAAATTTAGCTTGTAATAAATCCTCAATAGTTTGTCTTTCTTCAGGTGCAGGTACTCCGTTATTGAAGTTTACCATAACCAATGGTAAGAAACCATTAGTGATATTACTTAAATGTAAGTTACTTAACTCTGCTTCACTTATACTGAATTGTAAAGATGATACATAATCAGGCAATGCATAGTAATATAAACCAGGACAATAGTGTTTGATATAAAGGATTTCCATCTTCTCATTTGATGTTTCAAACGCAGGAATCTTCTTCTTATCTTTTACTTTTCTTGCATCATTCCAATCGGTACAATAGTAATAGTTCTCAATACGAGGAGAACCATATAGTTTTTCAGCACGAAGAGTTTGTACTGGCACGTGATACATCTTAATTATCTTCGTATGGTCATCGTTCCAATAGACTTGGAATGCAGCATTACCAAACAACTTAAAATCAAATGTTACTCTTTTCAATTCCTCCTGTGGAAGAATCCTAGCTATCACATTGTTTAGCTCTTCTCTTTTAGAGTATATACCTTTACCAAAGATTAAATCTGCAATACCCTCAATGGATGCTGCATTGGTTGTAGAAGTATTGTAAGCAGTTGTTACTGCATCAAAGAAATCATCGTGTCCATAAACACCAAACGGAACCCAACTATATCGGGTCTTTGTATCCTCCGTAATGATTGGAAGTTGGTTTGTATTTACGTTAACTACTGAAAATTTTTGTCCTTGTTTCATATTAGTCCATTATTACATATAGATTCTCTGACTGATGAGAAATATATTGAGTATTTTTATTTTCGTAAACGGTTTTATCAGTTGATTGAGATGCGAATACTTGAATTGAACCATTCCAAATAGGTGTAAGTGAGCCACTATTGATTAGTGTTGCTCTGTATTCTTCACCAACCGTAGCTCCACTTATGTTCAAAGAGAATGATACATATGATTCGTATGATTCATAAGTTAACCCACTAATTGATGCAGTAAAGTTTTGTAAAGTTGTCATATCTTGCAAACTCATAGTGAATTGAGAACTCGCCGTAGGTTGTGTTCTGAATACATATTCGTTGCTTTGTGATATAAAATATGCTAGCATTATCTCGTATTTATCTTGACCTTATCTATAAATAACAAACAAATAGCTATAAATAGTTAAAATAAAAAAAGGGTACTACCGAAGTAATACCCTTTATTATTTTCTACTAATATACTGAATTAGCTATATACGATAGTTGGTTGTGCTGATAATCCAGCAAATGGAGAAGTAGTTGTACTACCACTCAAAAATGCTGCTGGCAATTGTTCCATACCTGTGAAAGTTACTGAATAACCATAAAGGTCACCCAATGCTCCACCTGTTTGAATTGTACCTGCAGTTACATCTGCACCTTCTCTTTCACCAACTAACAATGCATCTCCGTTCATAGTCCATACAACGATTTGAGGTCTACCATAAGCCATAAGCTTCAATTGGGTAGTCATTTCGTTTGTTAACTTCTTCAAATTAAGAGTTAATTCCTGATTGAAGAAAGTTGTACCATTATCTCGAGATGAGTTTACTGTTTCAGTATATGCAGAATTACCTTTCAATTCGTAGTAATATACTGTTGAACCAGATGGTAATGCGGTTACTTGTCCGCTTCCGTTTTTCGTAAAGGAACCAGTTGTAAAGTTGATGAAGTAAACTCCTTGAAGTCCACCTACTGATTCTTTACATACTTCCTGTCTTCCTTGTGTTAATAAACAAGCCATATACTTTATGTTTTAAATTTGTTAATAAATGGGTGAGGATTATCCCCACCCGTTATTGTTAGTTAGTTACTATTAGTATGCACCATAGTAAACGATATCCTGTGCGATACCGAATTGAGTACCTGCAGTATATCTCATAATGATTCTGTAGTTTTGAGAACCATCGATGTTAGCCATGTCCAATACTCTAACTTCGTTGTAATCAGAAAGTAAACCTGTTCCGAAGAATAAGTTAGATTTCTGTGCTGCAACTACTTTAGATGCACCTAAACCTGGACACAATACGATTTCAATACCATTGAAGTTGAAAGGTTTTTCACCTACGTTCAATTGGTTGTTCCATCCGTTTGCTCCTACTGCTCCACCTGCTAATGCCTGCTGGTATGCTTTTGCAACACCTGTTCCAACATACAACAAAAGGTCTTCCTTACCATATACTGTATCAGGGATAGAGTTTACGATGTCATTCATTTTAGCTAATACGTTAGCTGAAGTGATAGAACCAGAGATTGGTGCTCCACCGATTAGAGTTGAACCAGAGAATGCTGGGATAACACCAGTTGATACTGTGATTGCTCCAGATACGATAGTTGTGTTAGCTGCAATAGATGAAGATAATGCTGCTTGGAATCCAGGGAATGAACCATTCGCGGATGTACCTTGCCAAATTGCAGTTTCAGTTGCTTCTGCTACTTTACCACCTACATAAGAGATTAAGAAATCGTTGAAGTTCTTTGGAATCTCATCGAATGCAGAGAATCCTAATTGTAGTGCCTCCCATGAGTCTACGAATTCTTGCTTACACAATTCCAAGTTAACCTGAAGTTCCTTTGGAGTTAATACTTGTTCAGAGATTGCTACTGAACCTGAAGTTACGAAATCACAAGATGCGTCCTGTACGATTCCACTTACATCTAATTTTTGGATTACAGATTTGTACTTCACGTTTGGCATGATAGTTACTAATTTGTTATCCAAAGTTCTTGCACTTAACAATGCAGCTGCAATATAGCCACTTGCTGCCTCACCTGCGTAGGTAGAGGTTACACTAGGAAGTGCGAAATTTTGTTTTGCTTTCATTTCCTTTGTTTTTTAAATGATTTAAAATAATTTACTTATAAAGTTTTGATAAGAATGAACTTTGAGAGTTCTCTACTTTCTTACCATAATTTTTACTATTGTTTTGTGCTGAAAACTTAACACCTTCTTCAACAGGCGCTCCATCTAATTTAGGAAGTTCCATTTCTTCAATATCATCTTCCTTCTTAATATCAGCTTCTTTATCTACTAC